ATGCTTTTTCTAATACCATTCTAATTACAGCAGCTAATGCTTCTACTAATGCTTGTCTTACAAGATTTCTTAATGCTTCACCTAAGTTCTTACCTAAAATAATTGATTCTGCTAATGCTCTTGATATTCCAGCTATACCTTTAAACACTCCTTCAATAGCGAGTTGGTAAATATTACTCATTTTATTTTCCCATTCTGTCATTTGTTTTCCAACAACAGTGTTTAATGCTTCTTGTATTTTATCTATTGTAGTTTTTACTTTTTCAGTTTCTTGCGGTAACTGTGTTTCAGGAAAATCTTGTCCAATACCAAAAGGCGGTGTCATTGGACTTTGTGGTGCAGATGATCTTCCTCTATTATCTATTTCGCCAATATTGTTTAAAAATTCATCTACTGCTTCTGAATCTTTTAATGTTTTGTCTAAATCTTTTACTTCTTTTCTTAATCCTTTTGTTGCAAGAGCAATCCCACCAATAATAGTAGCTGCACCCATAGCAAGTACAAATAAAGGATTTCTCATCATTATTGCTGTTAAACCTGTTACTGCTATTCCTAATAATTTTAATGCACTAATTAGATTAGTAATAAATACAATAAATTTAGCAGCTATTATTGCTAATAAAACAGCCAAAAATTTATCAAAGTTTTCTACAACTAATATTGTGGCTTTTCTTAAACTTTGCATAGCACTAGCTATTTTTTCTCCTACTAATATTCCAAATTGAGTTATTTCTTTTTGATTGGTTGCTACTAATGTTTGTAAATCACCTAATTGTTTTTTTAGTTCATCAAAGAAACCTTTTGCTACTGATGCTTGGAAAATAAAAAAGGCATCTTGTAAGTTTGATATACTACCACTAACAGTTTTAGATAGTTCTTCCATAAGCTGTCCAAACTCTCCACCTGTTCCAAATGCTTTTCTTAATCTTTTAATTGTTTCTTGAATAGAATATCTAGTTCCAGCTTCAAAACCAGCCATAGCAGATACACCACGTTCTCTAAACAATTCTGCACTAGCAACACCAGCACTTAATGATCTTTGAACTTGTAAAGAAGCTAAAGCAAAATCTCCACCTAAGAGAACTGCTGTGTTACCTGTTATTTTTAATAATTCTTCAAAACTTACACCCGCTTCTGCTGCTGATTTTCTTACAGTTGCTAATGATGTAATACCTTGTTGAATATTTCTTAATTCAAAAGGAGTAGTAGCGGCAAATTTTGTAACTTGTTCTAATGCTCTTTGACCAGCTTGTGCAGAACCAAATAATGCTTTTAATTGAACACCTAGATTTTCTATCTGAATACCAGCACTTGCAAAACCTCTAACAACTGCTGCTGTACCAATACCAATTAAAGCATTTCTTAAATTAAAAACAGATGATCTAACTCTTTGTAATCTGCTTTGAAATTGTCCAAATGCTCGTCTAGTATTATCTACTGCGTCTAGGCGTATTTGCAGACGTTCTGTTGCCACTTGCTACTTTCTCCTTATCTGCCTTCACCTTAAAGTAAGCTATCCAGTAAGTAAATTCTTCTTCTGTCATAGCCAACACTTCTCCCATACTTTTTTTCAATCTCTCACCCAAAGCAAGTATAGTATATAACTCTGAGTCGTACCTTACTTTTTTTCAGCTTCCTCAAAAGGTATTGTGTTTAGCATTTCTGTTGCTACTCTTGCAATAACTTCAGGATCAGCTTTATTTAATAATACTTGTTTATCATCTAATTTGAAAACTTTATTTCCATCAGCATCTCTAGCTTTCAACATTAAAGCATCTACAAGTACACTTAAATCGTCTTGTTTAGCACCTTTGAATAGGTTTCTTTTCTCTGCCATTGAAAATGGTGAGCAGTATATAACAAGGGGTTTACCTTCCTCGCCCCACTCAGCGACTTCAATTTTCTTGATCCCTTGTTTTTCAAAATGATCTTTTACTCTATCTATTACACTCATGCGTTAGCCTTCCTTATACAGTTGTTTCTGTTAACGATCCGTTTCCTTGAAACGATATTTCCATTTCTACCATTCCATCAAATGATGAGTTGATAGTTCTACCAGTAACGATAGCTGAACCTGTGTAGTAAGTGTCGCCACTTGCTGCACCTTCAGGATATACGTTAAGAGTAATTTCTGCACCAGCATCTAAGTTACCTTGTGCTGTGTCAGTTTCGTCAAAAAACAATGAAGCCGTACCTGTGAATGATTTTAGACCTACTTTGTATGATCTATCAGTATCACCCATAGCTGTATCTTCTATTGTTTCAGCAGTAGATTCAAGAGTGAATGATCTTAGTTCTCCAAGAACATCTGATCCAATCTTGATCGTACCTTCTGATCCAGTATGTGTTGCCATATTGGTTCTCCTTTAGTTAGTTGTTTATGGTGTTCCAGCAGTATATTGGTACATAACTCGTACCACTACTCGGATTCCACCTACAGGGTAAAGAGTTCCTTCGTCTGTAGATACTTCTACGATTTCAGTTCTCTTTGCATATCCACCTCTTGTACGATCTTGTTCAAGAGTAGATTCTATAACCTCTATAAGTTGGTTTCTTTTAGTGTCAATATTTGTATCACTTCCTTTAACAAAACCAACGAGGATAAAGTCTGCTTGTGCTTGTCTAGTAATTGTAGATGATGTCATTGTTTCATCTGATCTAACTTCATCACCAGATTGTATAAATACGGCTGGATATTGCTGTTGTGTTAGTTCATCTACATTAAATGGTTCTCTAGTAATCTTTTTTAATTCAATAGGAGATGTTACTGCGTCTAGCACAGTGATAATATTATTAGCTATGTTCTCTCTATTGCTCATATCAGATTACTAACCTTTTTAAATTCTTTGGCAAAGAAATTTATCAGCTTTTTACCTCTATCACCAATCTTAAAAAATTCACGTTTATTTTTGACTTGATTTCCAACAGCTTTTATATTTTCTTTTATACTAGCAAAATATATAATTGCTGATTTGCTATTAGCTTTTTGGGTTAAATTAGATAACATATTTCCTGAAAAATTAAGATCAACTTTATTGACCTGTCTGCCTTTATATCGCCTAAATTCTTTATATCCTTTATCAAATGTTCTATATACAGGATTGCCTCTAGAACCTACATTAAAGAAATAAGGTGTTGTTGAATAACCTTTAAATAATTTATTATTAGCATCTTTACCAGATTGAGTACGTTTTCTTATATCTCCAATTAAAAACTCAGCAGTTCTTCCAAGTGTTACCTGTGTCTGTCTTGGTTGATCTTTTATTTGCCTATTAATTTTACGCCTTAATCTAGCGTCATCAATCTTAGGTGTAATCTTCATCTGATTAATCTAAGTCTATGATAAGGTTCTTTCTCTGAATTAGTTATTGTGCCAGAATTATCATCATCATATTCAACACCATCTCTGAGTACGGATTGAAATTCTTTAGCATATTCTGTTTGATAATATTTCTGCATCATTTGGAATCTATCTAAGTTATCGTCTGAATTAAACTTAGTTAATAATGGACATACATAATCAGCTAATACTTTGTAAACAGAACATCTAACCCATTGTGCATCTGTTAATTTAGTTTCGTCCATTTCTATTGTTTCTAATACGGATATGTCCTCTTGGACGTTTCTTTGATAAACTGGAAACCACTCTATTCTTAATTGTCTTTCAATATCTGCTCTGGCTAAAGCATGGTAATCAGTTGGTGATGTAAATGAAGCTACCCCAAAAGTTAGAATATCTGGTTGATATATTTGTAAGTCTGCATCTGTAGAAAAATTAGCCATATAAACCTCTTATAGTACTGGGGGATATATTTCAATCCCCCAGATAATTAGCATTGATTATAATGCTGCGTCAGTTGTGATTGCAACTCCGTAGTCAGATTTAACTACACCTTGACCTTTAGTAATAGTCGCAACGATCTCAGTTGCTCTTAAACTCGCATCTCTTTGAGTTTCTACTTTAAAGTCTTGTTTCATAGCTAAACCTAATGATACTGGGTGGAATACTCCACCTACTGCATCATCATACTGGTCAACAGTGATATTTGAGTTTTCAAATATTTGAACACCAGCTACAGTTCCAACGTAACCTGATCTTAACGCTTCGTTTCCTAAGTCAGAAACCGCATTAGCACCAGTTGAATAACCAGCCGCAACTAAAGTTTTCTTTAAGTTGAAAGCTGCTTTCGGGTGGAACACACCATAGTAAGGTGCTGGTACGTTGTTTGCTCTTAGTGTAGCAACTGCTTTGAAGATTAACTCAGGAGTTAATTCTGTAGCGGCAGCACCAATGTCAGAACTGAATGAACTGAATAAACCAGCTATGTCAGTGTCTACTTTGTCTGCGATTGCATCACCAAATAGTTTTCCAATGTCAGCAGCTACGTTTCTTGAAGCTGAATCTCTACCTAAGTCAGTTAATGTAGTCATTACACCGATCTCAGAAGCAGAAATTAATGCTTCAGTTGGGTTTACTGCTGTGTTTGACAAATCAGTTCCTTCAGCGATAGCCGCAGCAGAAATTGCTGGGTATACTGGAACTGCGATTTGTTTACCTTGTCCACTGATGTTGTAAGTAGTTACAAGTGGACGCATAACTGAAGTTTCCTGAAACGTGAAAATCGCTTCTTGGATAATTTCAGTATACAACTCTGATAGAGTTGAACTTGTTGTTTCGTTAGCCATATTTTTTCTCCTTTATGTCTAATTGTTTATTGTTAAGTTTGCCCTCATTCCACCACCTGTATCTCTTTGTTTTCGCATCTCAGCATACATTTTTCTATGCTCAGGATTGCTCATATCCAAATCTTTTATACTTAAAGGCTTTGGTGTATCGCCCCCAATCCCACTTTGACTACCAGTACCCGAAGGTGTAGCACTCAAATGATGAGGATTGTTATTTAGATACTCAGCGACTAAATCGTTTACACTCATTAGATCACCTTTTTCATTGTATCTTGGTGTTCCGTTTTCACCGATCACCTCAACACTTCCTGAATCATTTAGCTTAACTTTATCTCTTAATAAGGATTTAACCTCATTAGGATTTATTGCTTTTAAGCCAGAAGCTACATTGACTAATTGCTCATCAATTCTAACTTTCTGTAATTCAGAAACCAGCTTTGAAATCTCAGTATCTTTTTTAGATACTGTTTCTTTCATTACTTTCTCAAACTCACCACGCTGTAAAGCAAGTTCTTGTTCTTTCTGTTTCTTCTCCTCTAGAAGTTGTTTAGCTTCTTCAATGTCAATGCCATCTAGTTTTTTAGAGATTTTTGATCTCTCTCTTTCTAAACGTCTTTGAACAATGGCTTCTACTTGTTCTTCAGTAAATGCCTTAGTTTCTGCTTTAACTTCTTTCGGTGTATCAACAGTTTCCTGATTTTTTGTAGGAACTTCAGTTTGTTCCACCGAGTTATTTTTCTCGTCCATATTTTCTCCTTAGAGTTTACTGCCTATTTTGTCAATTACAAATCCCAATCGGGATCAGTAGGCTGCCAGTGATGACGGCAGTTATAACCACCTCTGACAACAAATGGATCACCCTGTGCTTTACCTTGCCAAGTTTGGGTACTCCAAATTCTTCTAATCTCATCTTCACTATAAACTTTGTTTACGTTTCTTCTACAAAAATCCCTTGTATCTCTTACACTTGTACCTGAATATTTAAAATGTTTTAGTCCTAATTCCTCTGCTCTATACTTAGCAAACTGTCCATCAAAACCCATAACCGAGTCTTGTACAAGTTGAGAAGCATATCTCCTAAAGTTATTACCTAGTCTATCTCTACCATAAATAGTTTGTAATCTAGTTGTAGCTTCTTTAACTTGTTGTGTTTTATCAGGGTTCTCAGCAATAAAGTCCACTAACTCTTGTGCTTCTTGGTCATCAGTAGATTGATAGACTCCATTAATCTTGCCTCTTAGATTACTAATCATTTCATCAGTAGATGTACCGGTTAATGTACTGTTATAAACTTCTTGTGCTAATTCATTAACAAACTCATTACCTACATCTTCAAAAGGTAAAAAGGCTGTACGTTTTAATTGTTGGATTGTTGTTAAATCTAATTCTGTAATCTGTTTAAATTCTTCTGGTATAGGAAACTTGCTTAATTGTGTAACCAATGCTTTAGCGGCTTCATCATATTCAGTAATGTTTGATTGTACTGTAGTTAAATAGGTTTGTTCAATAAGCTGTTTTAGTTTTGGTCTTATTTCAAGTGCAGCAGTAGTTCTTAGTTTTAATGTTCCACGTTTAGGATTAATTTTAGCTGCTTCTGCAATAACTAGATTTTCTAACTCTTGTAAAGATTTCTGCAATCTTGTTACATGACTATCTGACAAGTCATTAATGATTTTATCTCTACTCATCTTACGCTTCAGGCGTAGCTATCGGTGTCTGTGGAAACTCGCCTAATCTAATTGTTTGTTGATCTATTTCTTCATCAATCTGTGATAATACTTCATCATCTTCTACAACTGTTCTAGCTATTTGTTTATCTAACTCTTTAACAAAAGTATCTGATTTA